CCACCAGAGCTGCGGTGAAAGCAAACCAGTCCATCATTCCTCCTCCAGGATTCTTTTGTCGCACTCGCAGTCAAACAGCGGCGCCCCGCATTCGGCGCACCGCACAGGCTCGGGTTCCGGCTCCTCGCAGGCGCACTCTGAGAGCGGCAGCTTGCACCACGGGCAGTTCGTTGACTCAGCCTCTCGAGTGGTCATGGGTTTACCCCCAATTGCGGCAGCGCCTGCGATAGCGCCTGCATCTCGCGCATGCTCCTGATCGAATAGAAGATCACCTTGCCGTTACTCACCGGGAAGTGGCTCTTGGCATGGCGCCGGATGACGCCCTGCTCGTCGAGCACCGGGTCGAGGTAGACCTTGATATCGCGGAGGTGATTATCGGCGGCGAAATCGGCCCCCAATTCCTTGATCGTGGCCTGGCGCCAACTGTAGAAGTTCACCCGCACCTTCATCGCGGTTCTTTCCTCGCCGGCGTCGATGGTGATGGTCTTCTTCGCGGTGGGGTCCGAGCCGATCTGCTGACAGATCATGAGATAGATCTCGTGCCCGGGGATCAGATCCCGGCGCTTGACCGACTCGTTCGACTTGGCCTTGGCCTTTGTCCTGGCGGTCACGCGCTTCTTGTAATCTCCCTCGGCGGCGGGCAGACGCGGCGCGTTGCCCATGTTCTTCACGTCGACAGCGAGCGGAGTGGTGGCGCCCTCGAACACCTTTGGCTTGGGATCGGTATACGGGTGAATCTCCCTCTCGAGCGGCGGCGCCGGCGGGGCGGGGATGATGGGACGGGGCAGGCTCATTCAGGTTCCTCCGGTTTCATGGCTTGGTTGCGGGCGTAGGCTTCTTGTAGTCCGGGATGGCCCTTGGGTTTGTCGAGCCAGACGAGGTCGTAGCCATCCGGGTAGTGCTCGCGATAGCGGTCATGCTTCCAGTCCGACGAGATGCCGATATCGTGGCGCGCCCAACCTTCGTTGGACGACCCATGCCCGGCGAGGTAAGTGCCATCCTCGGCCATCGCTATCACGTCAAGCAAGCCTGGGATGCCTCCGTTGATGAAGCAATAAATCTTAGGCATTCAAACCTCCAATGGAATATTGCGGGCAACGCGGCAGGGCGGACACACGCGCGCCCGCACCAGGCCGAGGCGCAGCCGCTCACCCGCCGCCGGCTCCAGGCAGAAATGGCACCGCTGGACGCCGCGGCTCGCGCGCGTGATCGAGATCTCGTCGTACTCGACGGGCACCGCCTCGCCGGTGAGCCGGATACCTTTGTGCTGGTAAGCCTGCCGTCGAATCATGAGCGCCAGTATCCCTTCGAATCGAGTGCTTCCGGCTTCACCTTGACGAACCGCGGCTTGCGGTAGCAGGTGGGCAATGTGACAAGGCGTCTGGCATCGTAGGGCGGCGCCTGATCGACGCTGATGAGCAGATACTTTCCCTCGATAGCCTTGGCAAAACTCCAGCACTCGGCAATGCCATAAGGGTTCTGGCCGTTATAGAAGTCGTCGTCGCAGCCGATGCACTGTTCTTTGGTGATCATGGCTTTTCTTTCAGCCTTGCCAGCAAGTCGCTCATGTTCGCTTTGAGATGAGCTATGCAGTCATCCTTGCTCGGGTGCGTTCCATGAAACGTGAGTGCGCCCTTTACCGGGCCGCCACATTCCCGGCAGTGCCTGTTCCTACCGGGTGCCGAGAGACGCAACGCCAAATCTGTGGCGTCCATACGCGCATCCATTCCGTCCTGATAGCTATCGCTCATTTGGTTTTTCTTTCTTGAACTTGGCTTGCTGATTAGGCTGCACATGCAGATGCGGATAACGCACCCGCAAATCCTCGAGTTTCTCCGCCGCCGCCAGCTTCGACGCCTGATCGCGCCGCCTCACCCTGACCCTGAAATCTTCCGCGATGGCTTCGAAATACACGGCGAGTCCGCTCAACGCATCATCGCCGTAGTAGGCGAGCAGATACGAAGCCTCGGCAAACGCGGCGCTCCGCAGCAGATCCGGATGCGACGACGAAAGCCGCTCCCGGGACAGACCCGAGAACGGCTTCCGCGGAATCGGTTTTACTTCGATCCCCATTGGACTAGTAGGGCAGCACTCCCATCACCGGAGCCATCGGATAGGCAGGCAACACCGGGGCGTAGTAGGACATCGCCGGCCGCACCGGAGCCGGAGCATGATACACCGGATAGCCTCCCGTGTAGGCGGGGCGCGGCGCAATCACAATCGGCGCTTGCGTCGCATACGGATTATTGGCGGACTGGTTCGAGTAGGGCGAACCATACCTGCCATAGGGATTATTCACGCTATCGGACTGGTAGGGAGAACCATACCGCCCATACGGGTTTGAGATGGAGTTGGGGTCGTACGGGTTCGAGCTGAGATCGCCGAGGTACTTGCCATCCCGGCTGACCACGATGGGCGATTGCGCCGATAGCGTGATGCCTGCGGCCAATGCCAGTGTGATGAGTTTCATTTGTGTGTGATCCTTTCAAGGTAAAGCCTGTCTTATCAAGCGCAGTAGGCCATCCCCGCGCGACCCGGTTTCCCGGGTTTCGACTAATCGAATGCGGCAGCCGCGCCGCGCTCCGAGGCATCGGCGATACATCCCTCGCGCGTGTGCCAAGGGTAGGCGATCGAACCATCCGCGCACGTCTCGGAGTAAACGTCCTTCCAGGCGTAATTCTCCCCGCGCTCGGCCTCGCCGCGATAGTGGTAAACGATTGTCTTCATTGTGTGTTGTGATCCTTTGTTCAATCTTATACGATTTTATCTGACTTTGTACAGTTATTTCGTTGAGCTGGGCTTGCCGATTACAAGCGCTCGATTTTGGGCGCATATGCCCCGTCTTGATCGGCTTTCAGTTTGCCCAATGAGCCATAGCAGGCCACCGCTTGCCCCTGCTCTGTTTCGTACCACTCGGTGGTATGAATCTCCTGGCTGTCGAGAATAGAATCCCGCACGTAATCCGCGGCCGCTTCATACCCCGTAAACTCCGGATGCACGCGGCCGTTCGACGTCCAAATCTTGTATGTCATGCTTTGTTTTCCCACTTTCTGATGAATTCAAATCGAGCTGGGCTTGCCGATTACAAGCCCCATAAATGCCCCAGGAACGCGCGCGCCTGGCGGAGGCCCCGTACCACCGGACCGACCGCCGCAACGCCCCACACGCTAAGCCAGGCGCAATACGCGCATCTCTAATCGCTGAATCGCAACGGTATCGACGGCAACAACTTACGATACGAATAATCGGTAAACGTCATATAGTCCGCCGCATCTCCGAATAACGGCGCCGTCAAACGACCGTGGTTTATTCGTCGGATTCTCTTCAGTGTCACGAGCAGCACCCGCAGCACGGCGCATCTTCGCATCGACCATTGCGATTCACGTACACTTCAGCACCCGATGAAAACCTGGTGTAGTGCGACACCCCGCGCGGTACGCGCAGCCCCGCAGCCCCACGATACGCGCGGCCGCTTGCCACAAGAGCCCGCGCGCGATCGCCGGCATCTTCCGGCACCCGCCAGCCCTTGACGCTCGCGTCCCATTCTCCGCCCATCGCGCGCAATTGCTGCCGATGCGGATACGTGTTCCCCGTAATCAATGTCATTGTCTTGTTTCCCACTTTCCTATGCGATAGATTCGCGCCTACGCTCACCCCGCGGATAAGCGTAATGCGAGCCCACCAACTAGACCGACGGAACTATGCGGCCGCGCCAATCTGAATCAACTGCGACGATTGAACGACAAACGAGCTCGTCACTTTCTTCGCTTCACCCTTCGCCCGCAATCCCACTATCACTCCCTTCGGGTCCAGGAACCGTACATCGTGCATATCGCCGTCGATCACCCGATAACCCATCCACGACTCCGGCAGCTCTTGCCCCCGACGCGTATCAAACACCACACTCACATTCACCCCATGCGCCAGCGCTTCCATACACTCCGCCAGGTTTTCCCCACTGTACGAAAACGTCAGCGAATAGTTGTACCTGGTACGAAGCCAGGACTTCGGCAGCTTCGTATAGTCGTAGAACATCACCGAAGGGAACTCCCGTGCCATCTGCATGGCAACCCACGGCAAGTCCGATGTGCCATTGAACCGCACCGCCGGCTTCAATCCTTCCCGTTCAGCCTCCCGTATCAATGCCTTAATATCCCGTCGCAACGCATTCAGGAAGCTTTCCCTGTCTTCCCACAGCCATACCGTCTTCCCAATCCGAGCCCGCTTGATCTCCGCAAAAATCTTCGCCCGCCCACTGTCATAGAGACAAGCCTTTATGCATCCCTCCGTAGCAAACGTGCACACATTCATCACTCCCGACTCCGAAGCAGGCGCCAAATAGCAGATTCCCGTCAATACCCCCAGCGATTCTCCCTTGATCGTCTTAGCGTTTGCCGTCTGCAACACCGCTCCCCGCTTGTACCCTTCTTGGTACCCAGCGACTATCGCGCTTCTCAAACCTTCAATGATTCCCATGACTCTTGTGTGTTCCCTTTTAGCGTGATCATCAGTGCACGGCCGCTAACCCGCGCAGACGCCCGTAGGCGTTTCACTTCCCTATACAGTTCAGATCCCCACAAACACATAACCCCGTCTCTTGCATCCCATGCGCTTGCCTGCTCTCCCATCGAACGTACAGTTCGATCATCCCTACCACCGCCAGGAAAACCACCGCTACTCCCACCGCCACCGCTATTACCGTTTGTTCGTATGTCATATTCAGATAGTAACCCGTACCTCTATCTAGAACAAGAGTACTTAGGTACTGTTTTCACACTATCTGAAAAATACCAGTGGGTTATGACCGCTTACCAATTGCTACGATTCTTCGCTTTCGTAGCACACTTCAAACAGCGACTCCGCGCTACCGCCTGCGGTATTTCAGCCAATGTTGACGTAGTCTGCAGCTCACAGCTCCCATTGGCATACGCCCAGCGGCCGTTGTGCGCCATTGCCCAGTGGGAACCAGCTCTTGGTGCGAGTGAGGGCCGAGGGCCGTAGCCGTTGAGGGCTCTCGAGGGCTGCGATGCCGGCAATCGCACAGCGCCTGGCTTGCCGATTACACTGCTCTCTCCCACAGAGTGCTCTGCATCAAAGGGGCCGGGGCACCCCCTTGCCGGGGGGGCGGTCGCTTTCAGTTAGGGGCAGAGCGAAGTGCGCGAGAATTTTCAGACTATGGGGGAATTTCGGATTAAGCAGAGGTCGGATGCAGGAGGCTTACGTTTACCCTATTCGGAGACGGAGCTTTATTGGGTGCCCCCCTCCATCCCCCCGCACGGGCATAGCGCTCCTATGTGGTCGCGGCGAGCCTGGTTAGGAGCCGGGGAGCGGCTCGAGTCCACACGGTTCAGAGCGCTCTTAACGTCGTTGCGCTCGTCGGGTTGGAGGTTTTGAGGCCCACCCCGTGATGTGGAAGCCCGGCCTGGGCGCTGCGTTTTGAGGCGTTTGGTATTGCGGCAGCGGGCAGGTCGACTACAGGAGCCGTCCTCGCGATTGTGGGAGCGATCGTGGCCGCGAGGGGCGCACGAAGGGGGCCGCGATGGGGAGCAGAGCTTGCTCCGGAAAGCGCAGAGCTGATCTGGCGCGTCCGGTTTGGGGGATCTGCGGCGGCGCTTCGGGATGTGATGCCGAACTCTGTCATGGCTAAAGCAGAGGCGATCGCCCCTGACCGAACCCATTGAACGTACCAATGATGATCCTTGAGGGACGGAAGCGCAACTGGTTTTTTGGGGAGGGCTGTGGAAAAAGGGGGAGTTGTGATACGCTGAGGGCGTCTGGCTAAGTCCGAACAATCTATTGAACGCACCAGCGCCCCTTCGGGGGCGTTCGTGTTTGTGGGGGTAAATTTCCTTGGTCCTACGGGTGTTGCCTGCGCCGCCGAGAGCCGAAGGGTACGTGAACATACCGTTCGGACTGACACGCGACCGGGAGATCGATCCGTATGCCCACCATCTTTGGTGCCTGCTGTCGTACGAGCGATTCAACGAGGTGTGCGTGGCGGTGGACTTCGCCGAGCTGGTGGTAAAGGCGGGGGAAAAGGGGCGGAAGACTACGAAGAAGCGGCTGGAGCGTGGGCTGCGGATGTTGGTGGCGGCGGGATGGCTGATACCCTCGGTGAAGACGGCGGACGGGAAGCCTATCTACCGGGTGACCGGTGGCACTCCGGAGAAAGAAGCGGCCGCACTGGCGCAGCTTGAGGAGATCTGGTCCGAACAGGACCGGCCGTACCTAGTGAAACCGTGATAGGCTGAGCAAGTCCGCGAACTGTAGCAGCCATATGCGCGGTGCCTCGGCAGATCAGATATGCCGGGGCATTCGCGTCTTGTGCCATAATCAACTGACAGTCTTTGTTGTGTGTGAACGTGGCCGGCGCAGATCCCACTCGCCGGCCATTCCCTTGTATGCTCCAGATTAATCTTCGTTGTCCGAGCTGCGAGGCTCACAGAGCGAGCCTCGCTCCCACCGGGGAATGGTTGTGCGTCTCATGTGGTGAAACGGGATTGGCGAGTTGCCAGACCGGCCGGGTGATCCGGATCCGGGACCGCAAGTGCTCGATGAAGAAGCCGCCGGCCAAGGCTGAAACGATCGCCCCTCCTCCGGCATCTTAGCATCGAGGGCGCAGCGGCCTCCGTTTACAAATCCTTCCGATGCGGGTTGTTTTGTTGTCCAGGGCGGATTCCCGTTGCGCCCGCCCCAAGGTGTGGTCAAATTGACGGCAAGGGTGCCGCGGCCCGTGAGTCCTTTCGTATCGTAATCCCAAATCTGATTCCCTCCCGGCTTCCGCTGCGCCCACATACACTCACGGGATGCAAATATTTATCTAGCTATTCCTAGTTATGCGCTATGATGGCTAGGTAGAAATGCCTGATTCTGAACCCTCCCCCAACGGCAAGCGCCGCACCCCGCTCCACATTACAAAATCCATCGACTGGGATCCCAATACCGGTCTCCTCACTTTCGAGTGGAAGGACGGCGAGAAAACCGTCTTCAATCTGGGGGAACTCCCCGTCGAACAGCAGACAGCCCTGATGTATTGGGGCGCCGTCGCCCGGCTCCAGCAAGGCTATGTGATGGCCAAAGGCTCGCCAGTGGTAGCGCGGGAGAAAGCAGGGAAGCTCTGGGAGCAGCTTAAACGCGGCGAGGGCCTCGGCCGTGCGGAGAAATCCGTCAGCATCACGATCCAGGCCCTGGCCCTTCTGCTCAAGATCCCCGAGCGAGACGCCGCCGCGCGCTTCTATTCGCTCTCCGTCGAGAAGAGGCGCGAAGTCTCTTCCCGCTCCGATGTGGTGGCCGCCGTCGCCAAGCTCAAAGCCAAGGCCAATCCCCTTCAAAGCTTAGACTCGATTTTGAAATAGTCCGTCCAGGAGAAACCAAAGTGCCCGAAGAACAAGAAGCCGCCGCCGCCATCCCGCCAGACCAGATCCTGGTGAGGGCTTTTCGCGGCTGGCTTTACAGTCCAATTACGAAGCGGCTTTATTCAGCCGTGACGCGCGAGGAGAATGGCCCCTCCACTTTCGAGAGGCCCTGGAGTTTTGCGCCGGGGTACGGGTTCGACGTTCCCTTGCAGCCCTTGTCGCCACTGGATTACGCGACCGCCGACACGGCCCAGTGGACCTTGGATTGGGCGCGCGCCAATTGGCCCAGCCTCACTTTCGACATCGTCATCCCTGAACCCACCGGCGCGATCGTCACCGAGAGCCAATATCTTTTGATTGCCTGGAATGGCCAGGATCTCTACGAAGCATACTCAGCCGGGCAGTGGGCGTTCCTGTATGACCGGGACGGTCAGGACGCAGCCTATGCCGCCAGAACCGCGGAATTGAAGCAAGCGGGCTTTGCGGTCTAAGTAGCGATACGACCCGCTCGTCTGCTAATTTAGAATCTCGCCACGAAGTGAGCAACGAGGGGCCGCCGCGATACTCGGAGGAGACCGGCGGCTTTTGACTTCGAGAGCAATGCGTCCGTAGAATCAGATTCCACTTCAATCCTCGGCTATCGGGCGCGTCCCGGTAGCCGCATTTTTTTGCCATCCGCGCCATCTGGTGTAATATCAACCCATGCCGCCACCCAAAGATCCTCCGGATCCTGAGTTCGATGAACTCTTCGAGCCAGACTCGCCCGACGTTCCCCCCGTTGCCCCCGACTACGCGCCCGCCGAAGATGCCAATGAAGTAGAGGAGCTCACCTAACATGGCTGCCACCAAGCTCGATGAATTCGGCCGCCCCATCGACAACCCATTCTTCGGCGGCGGCGGACTCGGAGGCGCTCTCGCCTCGCTCCCCGGCACGCCTGTCCTCGGCGCCGCCACTCCTCCACCCGCCACCGGCGGCTACGAGCAGCCCGGCGCCCAAGGGCCGCTCGCCGGCGGCAGCCCTCCGCCCTCGACGCCGCAGACTAACCCGGGACTCCCGCCTCCCCCCTCCACCGCAGGCACCGGCGGCTTCTGGGGCGATACCTCTCCATGGGCGCAGAACGTGGGAGCGTCGATCAATAATTCCCCGGTGAGCTTTGCCAGTCCCGGCAATCCCAACCCCAACTACATAACGCCAGAGGCGGCCAGTAAAATAGGCCAGACCTTCGGCGCTAACGTGGTCAGCCAGAATTTGAACAACATGTCGAGTCCGGGCAGCAGTGCTCCGAGTGCGCCGATTTACGGCTTGGACTTTGGCCGGGGAGATTTCCAGGGGGCAGACGTGGCGGCTACGGGTCTTGCCAGAGGCGACCGGCCAGAAGACATCGCTGCCAGATATGCCGCCGGGTTGAATACGAAAGCTTGGGCGGGAGATGTTCCGGTCCCTACCACCGCAAGGGCGGATGCCGATGGGATGTGGAATTACAGCAATCCGGTCTCAACCTATGACCCTTCTCAATCCAACGCCCAACAAGCTGCCCTTATCCAATGGCTCAAAGGCCAAATTGGCGGCTAGGGCAGGTGTTTCCAGCGTTCCAGTCTGACGATCTTGCTGACGGTTTTATTTCGCACGCCGAACTTTTCTCCAATCTCGCGTTGCAACCAACCAGCGGCATAAAGCCTCCGGATCTCGATCACGTCAGCTTCGGTTAACTTGGCGCATCCATTCCTCTCTCCGCGCGGCGCTTGCTCGGGATGTTGCCGCCAGAGGTGCTCGTCTTTCCACGCATGCCGCCCCTTGGCTACGGAGTCCCGATTGTTGTCTCCCTTAGTGCCGAGGAATAGATGCCGGGGGTTCTGACAAAGGGGCTGATCACATTTGTGGCAGACCATGAGATTACCGGGATCAACTCCGTATTCCAGGAAGTACCCGAGGCGGTGTGCATATACGGTACGTTTGGCTGAATCAATGCCGAACCGCCCATATCCAACGCCATTGGTGCAGGCGGTCCACAGCCAGCATTCGTCCGGTCCCTTTACATCCACTTTCGCCCAATAATTTGGGATGTTCCTCGCGGGCACTGCGGGTAGCAGTTTACAATCAGTCTCAGCCATGCGGCCTCCTCGACCAAGGTCGTATCGTTAGGGCCGCTGCGGTGCTTCCAACACTGCGCGGTCCGCATCTAGTTTACTCCAACTCATTGACGCGACAACGCAAAGGCGCGTAAACTTGCGGCAATGGTGTCGCGGACCGACCTCCGTATCCGCGGCCCTTGGTTGAATTGGGCACAATCTGGTTGATTGGTTCCTCGGACGGGTCGCTCGTGTGATCCATCCCCGTTCGGGGGGAAGGGCCGGTGGGCGCTGACTAGGTTCATCGGCCCTCTCTTTAGGAAGCAAGATTTGGCAACTGAACTCAAAAGTCTGTCCTACCGCCATCAGGCGCTCCTCAATTGGATGCTCGCCAATCCCCACCGCCAGTTGAGGGAAGCAGCCATCGAACTCAACTACGGCCGCCAATACATTCACATTCTGGTACACAACGACCTGTTTCAACAGGCGTATCGGGAAGCCTGCAAAGAATTGGGGAAAGAGGCGGTGTTCGCCGGAGCGCAGATAACGGAAAAGCTAACATCGCTGGCCCACCGCTCGCTGGATGAAGTGGATAGGCGCCTGGAAGAGAACGAGCTCGAGTCGCGCGAGCTGCTCACCGCCGCCAAGCTTTCCCTCACCGCTCTCGGCTACATCAACCCCAAGGGCTACTCGACCGACATGCACGTCCACTCGCATCTCCAGGTCGACGTGAACATTATTAATGAGGCGCGCGAGCGGGCGCTCCAGCGCCGCAGCCCTTCGAACGTCATCGAGATCCCCGCCGAGATCGAGGAAGGCCCGGCATGAACACTTTATATGTGATAGCGGAGACTCAAGAAGAGGCCAACAAGGCTATCGCTGACGAGGACGAATTCATCCGCATGTATGATAGCCAAGCAGCTGCAGAGAAACAGCTTAGGGAGAACATAGTCTGTGGCCACTGCGGTAACTTTCACTGCCCGTACAAGCTGAAGTACAAAGTGTTTAAAGTAGAGTTTTCAGTAAGAAATAGGGAGGAGATCCCGGCATGACCCGCCGCGCCCCCCCCCTGCCCCTCACCCTTGAAGCTCAACTGGAAGAGAACGAAACTACATGAAGGTAGGAAGCACGCGGCATACTTGGCTTCGCGGCTGGCTGGCTGCCGGCCGGGACTTGCTCACCCACGACAGTCGGGAGGCAGTTGTTCTGATCGAGGCCAATAAGGCTATGATCGCCGCCAAACAGGCAGAGTACGATCAACTGACTAAATCGGAAGAACTTGAATCAGGAGAGTGAAATGCAAACCACCACGATGGAAGAACTCGCCGAGCGCCTCTACACGGCCAAGGCCCAGATGCTCGACTGGATGACGGAGGAGACGCTCGCCCCCATCCCCACATGGTCCGAGACCCAGCGTACCGTCAAGAACGCCTGGTACCTCGTCGCGCAGCAGTCGATCGATGCCGGAGAGGAAGCCCCGCCGCCGCCGCCGCCTATCCTCTTTGAAGCATCCGCCGGCGAGTCGAAAGATGAGAGGGCCATCGACATCCTCGGCCCGCATCCCCAATGGGCTGCGCTCTCACCGGACGTCCAGACCGATTGGGCCGTCGTCGGCCAAGTCGCCACCGATGTCCAAGAGGATCTGAGGCGCGACGTCAAGCCGCTGCCCTTGAAGAAGAAGCAGCACGCTACCGACGAGCCGGTCGATCTGCCCGAACCCATCACCGGCCAGGCTTCGGTTTCCTCGGCGCAACTCCTGGCTCTCGTTGCCACGCCCATCTCGCTGGTCCCCGCGCCCGCCGCCGGCATCCAACTCCAGTTCGTCTCGGCCGCGCTCTCCTACACGTTCGGCACGCTCGCCTACGTGGCCGGCGCCAACCTGCTCGTCGTCAAGGCGAACGGCGTGGCGGTCTCGAATACTCTCCCCGCCGCCGGACTCCTCGATACCCCGGCCTCATCGACCGGCTCGATCACCGCCTTGCCCTACCCGCAGAACGTGGCGCCCGAGGCCACCGCGCTCATGCTCCACATCGAACCAGCGGACGTGACCGGCGGCGACGGCACGCTCACCGTCGACGTCACCTACCGCGAGATCTCCACGGCACCTGCCGCAGACGCGGAGGCGCTGGAGGCTCCGCTGATGTCCCGCAAGACTGCCATCGGCGGAGCAGCTATGGCGGCCAAGCCTCTCGCCGGAGGCATCATCGCCAAGGGCAAAGGAAAGTAATCGATGCGCCGCTTCTATCTCCTCCGCAATGAAGACCCCACCGGCAACTCCGGCACCGGGCGAGTCGCGGAAGGCTGCCTATTCAGCGATGGGACGGCCGTGATCCGCTGGATCAACAACTCTCTGAACGTACGCAGTTCGGTCTTCTATTCCTCCCTCGCCGATGCCGAAAAAGTCCACGGCCACGGCGGCCTGACGGTGATCGAGTGGGTGGATTCCCTGACTATCGGCGATGTAGTGAATATCAATTCCTTCGAGGGCTTCGGCGGGCTAGCCAAGGTGGTCGACTACCGGCCCTCCCCAGGCAGCCGCTTCAAAGTGGAGATGCTCAACGGCTCGGAGCCGCAGCCGTTCTGGGCGCATGACTTCGAGATCGAAGAGTTGCGCAAATGATGTCCTCGCGAGGGACTCAGATTCGATTACTCGTTTGATTCGATCCAAGGAGAATTGAACAAATGCAAGAAAAAGATACGGGCTACTCGAAGCCGGAACCCACGCCGCTCCCGGCGCCCGGTCCCGAGCATACCGCCGAAGGGCTGGCCGAGAAACTCTTTGCCGCCTGGGCGGCTTACTGGAAGTCGGGCGACAAGGTGCCCGCCTGGAAGGACGCCGACCTGTCCATCAAGCTCCGGTGGCGCGCGGTGGCGAATCTTGCCATCGGCCGCGGCCCCTTCGACGACCCCGATGAACACCGCCGCATGGCCGAGGACGACCGCTGGGCCTTCCAGCATGTCCGCGACATGGCCTTCGCTGAAACCAATCCCCGCCCCAAGGCGACCGATGACAAGGACAAGGACGACAAGAACGACAAGGATGCCAAGCATCCCAAGGAGCCGCCGGTCGGACCGCCGTTCCCGCACAAATAACTGATGACTGAAAACGTGGACCTCATCGACGTAGCCATAGTGGTTGTGATCCTGGGGTCCATGTTCGCCGCCTCGCTCGCCCACCGGATTGCGCTCGACTCGCGCGAGAAACTCTTCTACCGGAACGTCGAACGGTCTCGCCGCGAAAGGGCTGAACGGGAATGCCGATGAAGAAAGCTTCCCCGCAGGTTGACCTCAACGAATTAGTATCGCTGTGCGCCACCGACGGGGAGCTTTTCTGCCGCACCTTCTTCCCCTCCGCTTTCCGCCAGTCCAGCCCCGCGTTTCATCGGGAAATGTGGGACGACCTGATCAATCCCGCCGTAAATTACGTCGCCTTCGCCGTCTTCCGCGGCGGGGCCAAGACCACCCTGCTCCGGGCCTTCACCGCCTGGTCGATTGCCTACCGGGCTTCCCGCACCATCGCCTACCTCGGAGCGTCTTCGGACAAGGCGCACGAGTCCGGCGACTGGTTGCGGCGTCTGATCGAAGGCAATAGCGAGGATGGCCTCTCCTTCGCGCAGGTCTTCGGTCTCCGGCCGGGGAGTGTGTGGAATTCCGACCGCCTCGATGTACTCTGCCGCTTCGCTCCGAACAAGCCCGAGACGACCATCTCGCTGGTTGCCCTCGGCATCACCTCCTCGGTGCGTGGCCTCAATATCGCCAATTACCGGCCCGACCTGGTGATCCTCGACGACGTACAGACCGAGGAGAACGTCGGCAACGAGACGCAGCGCGCCAAGCTCAACGAACTCGTCTATGCCTCGATCGTCAACACCATGGCGCCGCGGAGTGAAGCGCCCAATCGCAAAATGGGCCTGCTCCAGACTCCGATGAGGCCCCAGGATCTGATTGCCAAAGCGGAGCACAACCCGGATTACACGTTCCGCAAGTTCGGCATCCGCGACGAAGCGGGTCGCAGCCGGTGGGAGGAGCGCTTCCCTACCGAGGAGATCGACCGGGAGGAGGAGGCGGCGAGAAGGGAGAACCAGCATTCTTATTTCTGCCGTGAAAAGCTCTGCCACCTCGTCCCCGACGAGGGCATGTTCTTCCGGATGTCCGACCTCCGTTACTATGAAGCACCTCCCCCCAATATGGTCACCGCTTATGCTATTGATCCTGTGCCTCCTCCAAGTGCCGCACAGGTGGCGGGAGCGCTCTCGAACAAGGACTTCGAGGCGCACGTCGTTGTCGGAATGACTGCCGCGCGCGACGTCTACATCCTCGAATACGCCACCTCGCGCAATCACGCGCCCGATTGGTCGGCGACCACGTTCTTCATGCTGGCCGGGAAGTGGAAACCCATCCGGGTACGGGTCGAGGGAGTCAATTATCAGGCCACGCTCAAGTGGTACCTCGACGAGGAGATGAAACGCCGCGGCCGCTTCCATGCTGTTGAGATCTGGAAAGACCCGCGCGCCAAACCCATCAAGATCCGGCAGGGCTTCGCCGGCCTCGCCGCCAATGGCAAGCTCTATTGCCGCCGCGATCAACGCGAGTTTCTCACGCAGTACGAGTCCTATCCCGGCGTCGACCACGATGACGTTCTCGATGCCGCCCAGATGGCGATTTCACTGGTCCTCGAACTCTCCGACAGCATTGGGCAATTCGAGGATCTAGCCGGCTCCATGAAACAACTGGAGTACGCAGGATACAGGCAGTGCCCATGAAGGAGAACAAATGGATCAGTTAATTCAGTTGATCATTTACATCATCGTGTTCGCCGTCGTCGGGTACGGGCTTTGGTGGGTGTGCGTGAAGTTCGCGCTGCCGCAACCGATTGTTTGGATTGTCGGAGCGATTTTGCTGATCATCCTGCTCCTGTTCGTCAGCCATCAACTCGGCGTAGGCGGGGGGGCGAGGCTCTTTCCGCGATGAAAATTCACGCCTATCCGCGTTTACATGCGAATATGAAGTTCCTCTATGGGCCGCACACCTTTACGCTTCCAGGATTTGAAGGGCCTCGAGCCGATGTGGAAACGCGAGATGACGTGGCCGGAAATCGCGATCCTGTGCGTCGTCCTGGTGGGGATTGTGTACCTGATAATGGAGCTTCGCAAGTGACGGAGATGCAGTTCTACGCGCTCCTGGTGATTGCCGTGATCGCCGCGCTCTTTGCGATAAGGTGGCTGACCAAATGACCTGGCTCGATGCGTTGCTGCTCGCCGTGATGGCGCTCACTTCGATGGCTTACTTCCTGGGAGAATTCTCATGAGGCTACTTCACATGGCCCCAACGCGTTCCGCGAATGATGTCGCCACAATGGCCTTTCGTGATCCCGAATATGACGGCGATTTCGCGTTGCAACAACGGTCCGGCGGCATAGAGCCGCTTGATCTCGATGGCGTCGGCTTCCGTAAGTTTGGCCATGTTGTTTCGTTCCCCGTATTGCCGAAGTTCTGGATGTCTTCGCGTGTAGTGGTCATCCCCCTGATGCATGCGCCCCTTCACCGAGCAATCAACGAGGTTGTCCTTGCAGGTACCGAGCCACAAGTGCGCCGGGTTACAGCACGACCGCACGTCACACGTATGGCAGACGAAGAGAGAACCGGGGTCTTCCCCGTATGCCAGAAAGTACACCACGCGGTGGGCAGAAACTTTGCGTGCGTGTCCAAGACCGAACTGCCCATAGCCGTTGGGTGTGATGGTGCCCTTCCAAAGCCAGCACTCGTCCGGTCCACGCACGTCTACTTTTCCCCAGAGTCGGACTTTGTCCTTAGGGGAAAGCAGGGAAAATGTACTAGTCTGAAGATCAGCCATAAAGCCTCCACGAAAGGTTTTTTGGTCAGAGCCGGGCAGCGCTGCAACACGCTTCTCGGCTCACTCTATTTTGCCACGGAAGGCTGCTCAAGATGACTGGGAAATTTAAGATTCTGTTCGACAGCGAGATTCACCAGGAGGTGTTGGACAAGCTGTTACACATGTTCAGTTCTTCCAGAAATCGCATGTCTTCAAGACATGAAAAGTGGAAAATATCTGAGGATTTGTTCAGAAGTTATTTGCCTGTTACTGAAGCTTCCGCCAAGAAACAACGTGCTAGGGAACAGGGCTCGGCGAGTCAGTTCAGCGAGGTGACGCTCCCGTATTCCTACGCCCTCGCCCTCACCTCCCACACGTATGCCACGAGTGTCTTCCTCGGGCGCGATCCGGTCTGGCAATTCCGCGGCCGGCATGGGGAGACCGAGCAGTCCACGCAGTGCCTTGAAGCCCTGATCGCCTACAACCAGGACATCGGCGACATGGCGACCAACGAGTTCATCTGGCTGCTCGACGCCATCAAGTACGGCTGCGGTGTGGTCGGATCTGACTACGCCAAGGAATATCAGATCTTCAGTGAGTACGTCCCGATAGCGCCCACGCTCGGCGGCATCGACCTCGGTGCGGATCCGAAATGGGAACTGGTGGAAGAGCGCGTGGAAGGCTACTGCGGCAACCGGCTCACCAACGTCCGGCCCTACGATTGGTATCCGGATCCCGGCGTCCCGCTCGTCAACTTCCAGGATGGCGAGTTCTGCGGCCACACGATGATGATGGGTTTGGAACGCCTCCGCTCGATGAAGACCGAGTGGGATCTGTTCAACCTCGAACAACTCGAGGGCGGCATGGGCGTGGGCGGCAATAACATGGCCCCGTCTACGGCCGGCAGCCGGGATAACATGCTCGCCGCCGAGAAGGTCTGGGATCCCAAGGATCTCAAGGGCGGCAAAGTAGGCATCTTCCGGGTGGTGGTGAACGTGGTGCCGGAGGCGTGGAAACTTCCGGGAAAGTACTACCAGAAATGGGAGTTCTTAGTAGCGAACAACTCGGTGATCATCAAGGCTAGTCCCCTCGGTTTGAGGCACTGTAAGTTCCCCTATGACGCCATCGCCTGGGAGACCGACGGCTACGACTCGTCGACGCGCGGGATGATGGAAGTCACCAAGCCGCTCAACGACGTAATTAACTGGTTGTACAACACCCACATGTTCTCGGTGCGGCGTTCGCTCAACGGCAATCTGATCATCGATCCGGACCGCATCAATGTGAAAGACTTGATCGACGGCGGACCCGGACGGATCGTCCGCATGCGCCCCGGCACAGGCTATGGCACCGATGTGCGCTCCGCCGTCGCCGAGTTGATGAACGTCGACCCCACTCGAGGGCATCTCAGTGACACGCAGTTCACCGAAGGGCTGATGCAGCAGATCACCGGCTCCAACGATTCCCTCATGGGTTCGCTCGGGCGTGGCAGAAAGACTGCAACCGAAGTCCGGACGGCCGCCGCCCAGGGAGCCAACCGCATGAAGACGTTCTGCGACTTCGCCTCGGCGCTGGGCTGGTCGCGTTTAAGCCGCAAAATGGTGGCGAACTTACAACAGTTCTACGACCAGGAGAAGATGTTCCGCATCGCCGGCGACCTGATGCAGGGCACCAAGTTCGTCAACGTCGACAAGACCATGATCACGGGCGAATTCGATTACGTGCCCGTGGATGGGACGTTGCCGGTCGACCGGTTCGCGCAGGCCACGCTGTGGAAAGAGATCTTTTCGGTCATCGGGAAGAACCCGCAGATCGCCCAGCAGTACGACATCTCGCGCATCTTCGGGCACATGGCAAGCTTGGCGGGTTTGAAGAACATCACGCAGTTCCGGATCACGCCGGATGAGGCGGCGATGCAGCAGGCGCAGGCCGGAAATCTAGTCCCCGCGGGGCAGGCAATGGGAGGCGAAGGCGGTGGCGGATACCCCGGAACAAGTCCGACAGCAGCGATTGCAAGCATGGTCAACGGAGCTGGCGGAGCACCGCAATGACGTTACGCACCTTGAAAGTCTTGAGCAGCACCCAGGCTGGCGTATATTGCGCCGTGAGCTCGGAGCCATTCTTCGTTATAAGCGCGATGAGCTTGCGACTAAGCCCCTGGTGGGAGAGCAGCTCCAGCAATCCGCCATCCTGCAGGGATATTGCGAAGGGCTTGACATGGCCCGGCAAGCTCCCGAGCGGCTCTCGGAAAACTGGCGCAACGCCATCGAAGTACTGAAGCGAGAAATTGAAAATGTGGAAGAAGAGTAGTTTTGATGAAATGAATATAGGGCTTCTCTCGGCCGAGGCCGAGGGGGGAGGGGCGGATCTTGGCGGCGGCGGTACCTCCGCTCCGCCGTCATCAGACAGTTCCGCCTCTTCATCTCCTTCAAGCGCGCCTGCCAAAGAAACCGCGGCCCGGCAGGAGTCGGTGCTTGCCGACATCATGGGCCACGCCCGCGGGCCGGCCGAACCGAAGCCTCCGCAGCCCGTGGTGCCCTCAATCGGGAAAGGGGCTCCGGTCAACGGTGCGCCCTCCGCCGGCGCGCCTCCGCAATTCCAGCAGCAGCAGCGACCACCGCAGCAGGCGCAGCCGCAATATCAGCAGCAAGCTCCGCAGCAATACCAGCAGCAAGCGCCGCCCATGACGCAGCAGCAGCAGGCGGCTCAACACGCGCAAGTGCGCGACACGGTGCGCCAGCAGATTGCTTCTTCGTATCAACTCACCCCCGATCGCGCGCTCATGATGGCGACCGAACCCGAGCGCGTTTTACCGGACATGGCAGCGGACATCACGCTCAACGCCTACGAGGCGACCGTCGCCACGCTCCAGCAGCAGATGCCCCAGATCATCGCCGAGCACCCGCAGATCCGGCAGCAGATGGCGCATGTGGTTCAGTCGACCATCCAGCAGATGTTTGCCGTGCATCAGGCCGAGAACGATTTCTTCACCGTCAACCAGGACTTGCGGCAAGTGCCCAAGCACGAGATCGACAGAATTTCCGCCCTGTACATACAGGCCAATCGCGGTAATCCGGGACTCACCCGGGACATCGCCACCCGGGAGATCGGCATATTGGTACGCAATATGCTCGGCTTGTCTCCCTCCACCAATGCCCCAGCACCCAATGCTCCACAGCCTCCTGCGGCCCAGCCCCAATACCAAAACGGGTATCAGAACGGCAACTCGAATATCGTTGCCCGTACCCCGCTTGGACCCGGCAGCGTAGCCCCGTCACCATCCCCGCAACCCAACGTGTTTGCGGACATGGTGAACTTCGCGCGCGGCGGCCGATAAGGGCTCGAACCCAGGAGAACTTCAATGGCATTTTTCGCAGGCGTTCGCGCCACCGACGACTGGGGCACCGACGAACGCCCCAAGTCTTTCCGGGAGACCATCCTCTTCCTCAACCCCAACGGCAAATCGCCGCTGTTCGCCCTCACCGAGAAGCTCGGCTCCTCGAGCGTGACTGATCCGCAGTTCTCGTGGTGGAACGAGCGCAACACCGTCATCCGTTTGACGATGTCGGCGACCGCCCTCACCACGTCGAATACCCTTACCGTCACCGGCGGCGCTCTCGCGCTTCGCCCGAACCAACTCATCAAGGTCGATTCCATCGGCACCACCGAGCCGGTTTCCTATGTGGCGGCCAATGTCGAAATCGCCCTGGTATCGTCCGTCACCTCCGATACGGCGATCGTGCTCAAGCGCGGCCAGTTCGGCACCACGCCCGTGGCCCTCACCACCGGCTTCACCTTCCTGACCGCACTCGGCACAGCATTCGGCGAAGGTTCGACCCGCCCTGCCAGCGTCTCGAACAACCCGACCAAGTACACCAACTACTGCCAGATCTTCCGCACGAATTGGGCCGTTACCGGCACCGCCGATAAGACCTTTGCCCGCACCGGCGATGCCTACAAGAACGACCGGGAGCGCGCGACATTTGCTCACGGCCGCGACATCGAGATGCAGTTCCTGTACGGGCTGGCATCGGAAGTCGTCGACCCCTCGCCGCAAGCTACCGGCAACCTGACCCGCACCACGGGCGGCCTCCGTAGCTTCATCACTTCGAACGTCACCATCTTCCAGTCGTCGACCGGCATCACGACGAGCACCTTTATGGATGCCACCTACCCCATCTGGAACTGGGATACCCGCGCCGGCGATCAGCGTGTCGCTTTCTGCGGCAATGGTTTCCTGAACTCGCTGAACAAACTGGCGAAGACCGATTCGGTCATCAACCAGGACGGCGTCGTAAAAATGTTCGGGATGAACCTCAACGTGTGGACCCTGCCGCAGGGGCAGATCGGGTTCAAGACGCACCCGCTCATGAACGTCCACGCGCAATATACGAACTCCGCCTTCATCCTCGATCCCACGGTGCTGAAGTACCGCTTCCTCCGCGATACCAAGCTGATTGAGGATCAACAGGACAAAGGCACCGACTCGATCATCGACGGCTGGCTCACCGAGTGCGGACTCGAGGTGCTCGCCGAAGAGACCTGCGCCTATATCGGCAATATGGTGGTCCTCTAACTCGAAGCCGGGAGAGTAATTCGCGTGATCTCAGCCAAAGTGTTGGTCGGGTTTCCCACCACAGGTCACTGGAGCGATCAATTTGGGATGGCCATGTGCAACATGCTCACCCAGACGATGCGCCACGAGCCTCAAATCGAGATGGCGGTCCTGAACCACAAGACCTCCATGCTGTGGGCGGCGCGCCAGCACTTCGGCGAGATGGCGTTGAAGTACTCCTTCACGCACTTACTCTTCATTGACACCGATCAATCGTTTCCCGCCAGCGTCGTCGCGCGGCTGCTCACTCACCAGCGGGCAGTCGTCGCTTGCAATATCGCCACCAAGGTCGACCCGCCGCAGGAGACCGCCTGCCTCGGCCTCGACGAACACGGCAAGCTCATTCCCTGTGAGCGGAAGACCGGCCTCGAGCGCGTGTGGCGCGTCGGCACCGGGATCATGCTCATCAAGTCGACGGTGTTTCACGAGCTTAAAAAGCCGTGGTTCCCGGTGGCATGGCTCGAGGATGAACAGCGCTGGGTAGGTGAAGATTGGGGGTTCTGCGAGAAGCTCGAAAAAGCAGGCATCCCCATCTGGGTCGACCATGACACTAGCGCACTGGTCGGCCACTGGGGCAATAAGATGTATTCCCTTCCGCGGTACGAGGAATTCCGAGTGGAGAACACACAGGTGATTTACGAGGGGCGTGACGCCGGGTTAGTCGATAGAAGGGAACAATAGCATGGCCTTGCCGAGCGGCGCCGAGTGGGAGATTTACCTCGCCGATATTCCGGCCAATTGGGTGGACGGCGCCACCAAGCAGACTCTCAAGGATTGGAGTTCGTTCGCCAACCACGCTTTGCGGGGCGGCACGGCGGCGGTGGAGGGATCTGACTTCGCGCTGGCTGCCGACGGCGGCGTGTTCGATGGTACGGGTAAGCGTGCTGTTTCGGTGGCCGAGAACGGGTGGATCAGCGTTACTTCCTGCTCCGCCCTGGTGGTGTTCAAGCCGTCGGCAGTGGGGACGTTCGGCTGCATGCTCGCCACCGGCTCGAATGGTACGTTGGGCAACTTTGCGCTCGCTGCGGGAACCCCCGCCGGGGCCATCAGCGTGGAATACTTTGGTGCGACCTGCCCGACCGCCGGTGGGGTTATCTCCAACGGGTCTTGGTATTGCTTCATCGCCACCAAATCTCCCGGCCCGGTCAATACGACCACGATCATGTACCTGAATAACAGTGTGGTGCCTGCGGTAGGGGCGGCTACGGGTACTCCGCTCATCGGGAATAGCAACAATAACCTCATCGGGTTATTCACCGGAGGAGCGATTCCCTTTGCGGGAACCATTGCGGCGGCGGCATTCTGGAAGCGAACCTTGTCCGGCGCGGAGGCATCGGCTGCTTACCAAAGCGTCGGGTCTCAGCTCGCCTCTTCCGGTGTGACGCTGCCGGGCATCACCGCTCCGGCCACGACCGGCCATACGGCGGGGCGATCCTACCAGATCCGC